CACCATTAGTTCCGCACCTGCCAATAGCCTTTGATTATATTGAACCTTGTGCAGGAGATGGTAGGTTAATAGAACATCTTAAAACTCTAACAAATGGAGTTTGTATAAAAGCTACAGACATTGAGCCACAGTTAGATAAAGGCATTAGTAAAGAAGATGCTTTGACGATTAAGTGGGACGCATATAAAAGTAACACATATTGTATTACTAACCCACCTTGGAACAGAGATATTTTACATCCTTTAATAGAAAATTTTATGGCATCAGGAAAGACCTGGTTACTTTTTGATGCAGATTGGATGCACACTAGACAGGCTATACCGTATTTAAAATATTGTAAAAAGATTGTCAGTGTAGGAAGAGTGAAATGGATTGAAGATAGTAAAAACACAGGAAAAGATAACTGTGCGTGGTATCTATTTGATTTAAAAAACAAAACAGCAACAGAATTTTTTGGCAGATTATAAGGGAAAACAACAATGTCTAATAACTATTTACCAACGGACTATCAATCATTCATTCACAAATCACGTTACGCTAGGTGGTTAGACACTGAGGGGCGAAGAGAAAGCTGGGACGAAACAGTATCTAGGTATGTAGATCAAATATGTAAAACAAACGCTATAGATACAGACACAAGAAAAAAGTTGTATGACGCTATCATATCGCTGCAAGTAATGCCATCTATGAGAGCAATGATGACTGCTGGCCCTGCATTGGACAGAGATAACACAGCAGGATATAACTGTAGCTACCTACCTGTAGATGATCCAAAGAGTTTTGATGAAGCTATGTTTATACTTTTGTGTGGTACTGGTGTAGGGTTTAGTGTTGAGCGGCAGTACATATCTAAACTACCTGAAGTACCAACGATGTTTGATAGTGATACAACTATTATAGTTAAAGATAGCAAAGAAGGTTGGGCTAAAGCATTTAGACAAGTCTTAGCATTACTCTGGGCAGGGGAAGTACCTAAGTGGGATGTATCTTTAGTTCGTCCTGCTGGCGCAAAGCTCAAGACGTTTGGTGGCAGAGCTTCTGGCCCAGCACCTTTGATAGACCTGTTTAACTTCTGTATTGCTACATTCAAAGGCGCACAGAACCGCAGGCTGTCTAGCTTAGAGTGCCACGATATTATGTGTAAGGTAGGAGAAATTGTAGTCAGTGGTGGTGTAGCGATGACCGTATGAGACACGCCAAGTCAGGTAACTGGTGGGAGACTGCAGGACATCGAGCTTTAGCTAACAACTCAGTAAGTTACACAGAGAAGCCCGATATGGAAACATTCTTGCGTGAATGGACTGCGTTAGTTGAGTCTAAGTCAGGTGAGCGTGGTATCTTTAATAGACAGGCTGCACAAAAACAAGCAACTAAGAATAATAGGCGTGATCCTAATTGGGAGTTTGGAACAAATCCTTGTAGCGAGATTATACTACGTGGCCCTAGAATAGATTTAAAAACAGGTCAGCCAATTACAGGTACAGGAGGACAATTTTGTAATTTAAGTGAGGTAGTAGTACGAGCCACAGACGATATAAAGAGTTTATCTAACAAAGTTAAGTTAGCTACAATAATAGGTACAATACAATCCAGCCTAACTAAGTTTCCATACTTGCGTAAAGTCTGGCAGAACAACACAGAAGAAGAAAGACTATTAGGCGTGTCCCTTACAGGTATAATGGACAACCCATTGCTTACAGCCAAAAACAAAGGACTGGCTCAGACGCTAGATCATCTTCGTCACGTTGCTGTTGATACTAATAAAGAGTGGGCAGTAAGACTAGGGGTACAACAATCTACTGCTATTACCTGCGTCAAGCCTAGTGGTACAGTATCACAACTTGTAGACAGTGCATCAGGCATACACGCTAGACACAGCCAATATTATTATAGAACTGTTCGAGGAGACAACAAAGATCCTATTACACAGTTTATGAAGGACCAGAATATACCTTCAGAGTTATGCGTAATGAAGCCAGATACTACCACTGTGTTTACGTTTCCGATTGCATCGCCTAAAAATGCAGTAACTCGTAACGACATGACAGCCATAGATCAACTAGAGATGTGGTTAACCTATCAACGCCATTGGTGTGAACACAAGCCTTCCGTAACCATTTCAGTTACAGATGATGAATGGCTAGAGGTAGGTGCTTTTGTATATAAGAATTTTGATGAGATGAGTGGTGTGTCTTTTCTGCCACACTCAGATCATACCTATCAGCAAGCACCCTATCAAGAGTGTAGCAAGGATGAATACAAAGCGTTACTGAAAGACTTCCCTAGTAAGATTGACTGGGAAAAGTTATCGTCTTACGAGCAAGAGGATAATACTGTAGGGATGCAGACCCTAGCCTGTAGTGGTGATGTCTGTGAAATTGTAGACTTAACATAAAGGACACTTAATGATTGAAGTACCCGTAACAGACACCATGCTAGAAGAAGCTAATAAAAAAGCCGCCAGCATGGGGCAGCTAAAAGGTAGCATGATGGAAGGAGAGCGAAACTTACCTGCTTTTCTAGGTGAGATTGCTGCACAGAAAGTTATTGGGGGGGAGTTTCACAACACATATGACTACGACATTATGATGGAGTCAGGTAAGACAGTTGATGTTAAAACAAAGAAGGCTAAATATAAACCGCGAGACTACTACGATTGTACTATATTTGGCTACACAGCTAAACAAGACTGTGACTATCTTTTGTTTACTCAGGTGCTTAACGATTTAAGTACTGTGTATGTCTTGGGAGGGTATGATAAGAAAAGGTTTTTAGAAGACTCAACTTTTGTTGCGGCAGGGTCAGTTGTTGGTACAAATAATTTGCAGTATAAAAAAGACAACTACGTAATGGAAATAAAAGATCTTGTTTCAATGGATAAGTTTAAGGAAGCAATAGCCTAATGAAGTTACAACACGAAGCTAATGTCCACATGAACCGAAAACAAACTAAGTTTGCAAACGAGTTCAATAAAATTATGAAACCTTTAAAAACCCTTTTAACTTCAGAGTTGTATGAAACACCCTAACAGGCCAACGCTTTATTGCATGTTGTTGAAGTAGAGTTGTGGGCTAAAAGAGGTGTTGAAATCTGGGGTGTCAAGTAGTCATAACGGGTTTGTGATTATAGCAATATTAAAACCGCCCAGAGTGTGGTATAACTGCAATACATTAAAGGAGTTATACCATGCTAAAAAAACTATGGAACAGAGCAGTAGCTGTTCAAGAACGACGAGCTAACTACTGGAAACTACACAACATGACAGACAGAGAGTTGCGAGACATAGGCATTGAACGCTATGATATTAGACGTAAGCTGTACAGGTAGCTATGGATTAAACCTATTGAGATCAGGACGTTTTACTTCTTCTTTACGAATCTTAGTAAAAACTAAAAACCAATGTAGTTCTTGTACATCCATCTTTCTAATTTCGGTTTCATAACCGTTTCTTTTCATTGCCTTTAGTACATCCATTTTAATATTAGCAGGAACATTTAAAACATTGTTTAACATTTCCATTTTAAAACCTGAGTCGCCACTTTCAGATTTCCTAACGTCCCCTTTTGCCCAGCCTTTAAAAAATGCTTTGGCTTCTTTTAGTTTTGTTTTTATTGTTTCTCTTTTTTCAGTCATAGTTGATTTTTGAAACTTAGGATCGTTTCTAAGACGTTCGGATTCTTTTTCAAACCACGGCTGTAATAATTTTCTTGTGTACTCATCATATTCCGCAACATTAGAACGTCCTACCATTTTATAGGTTGGTAAATTTGCTAAAGTAAAAAGTTCTTCTGTTTCTGTTGTTGAGGGAACAATCTTTATTCCTGCTATTTTAGCTAAAAAGTTATCTGATGGGAAAATATCTCCTGGTCTACTTGCAGATGTTAATTTTTTACCTGTTATATACTTGTCAATAATAGATTTTGTTGCTTCGGTTGTTGCATTTTCCCCTATTACCTTGTCAATGCCAGCAGATACTCCTTCTATAATATTATCTATATAACGGGTTACCTTTTGTGTTCCCATTGCAACAGCTCCGTCAGCAAGTCGAACATCTTTAGCTGCATCGTTTCCTACGATAGCACCTACAGCTTGATTTATAGCATCTAAAGGACGAGCAAACCCTGCAAAAGTATTGCCTATTTTTACTGTAAATAGTTCTTTCATTATTTTTAAAGATTCTCCATCTTCTGTAGAGGTAATAGCATCCATTACTGCACGAATTTCTGAGCCTGTATCTAAGTTTTTTGCAAGGTTAGCAATACCTATTTGTTCCGAATAATCCAATATTGTTTCAGGGGGGACAACCTCGCCTGACATTATGTCATTAGCGTATCTAGCAGAAGCCATATATAAAGAAAAAGGGAATATATACTTAGCGTTAATAACAGAACTACCTAATTGTACTTCAAATGTTCCTAACCCCTGTTCTCTTTTTTTCTTATCGTACTCCATCATTCCGACTAATGCACCTGTTCCTACTACTGCTTTAGCAAACGCTTGATCTGTAGTTAATTCTGCCCCTATTTTTGCTCGTCCTGCCTTTGTCACAGAATTTTTTAGTATTCTTGCTGTTATAGGAATAAATGGTAATGGCCCCCACTGGTAGTGTGTAGCTACCACGTTGTTTAAGAAACGCCCAAAAGGTAGCGCAACGCCAACTATGGGGGTGCGAGTAATTCCTTCAATTATTTTAGGAAGCTGAAAAAAGACACCTCCTGTTTCAGGTATAGTATAATCTTTAGAGAATACAGATTTTAATGTAGTGCTTACTGCCTGGCTTACATCTGTGCCGTCAATTACATCTAAATCCCCCCTTCGGGCAACTTCCGCAAAAGTTGACCCTGTATTTAATCTAACAGCTTTGTCCAGTTCTGCCATAAACATTTGTGACTTTGTATAACTGTCCTGTATTCTTACCCCCGTAAGAAGGTTAGAGGCATCTGCTAACCTTTCCATTTTTTGAGCAAATTTATTACTTGGATCAATGTTGTATCTTTTTGCTGATCTTTCTATGCCAAACCCAGCCAAACTATCGTATAATACTTTAGTTGCTTTTGGGTCTAATTTAAGTACAGATTTATACGCTTCCATAGTCGCATATGGATCAAGAAAGTTTTTCATTTTTTGTGCTTGTATATCTAAATACACGCGAGACTTTCGTAACATTTGTTGTCTAGTAGCCCCCTTAGTGAAGGCTGCCGCCATTG